ATAGTTTCTTTTGTATTATTAAAATATCCAGTTGTTAATTTTATATAATAATCTAAACCTTTTTCCATCGCATTTCTAATAAGCTTTGGAGTCATTTTATTATTATAATAATTAGCAGCAACAGATGCTTTTTCTATACTTTCAAGGATAGATAATTTTTGTTGTCTATAATAAAATACTTTATCAATAAAAAATCCTAATTTACCGGCTGGTTTGCCTCTATAAGGACTTATTTCAAAATCATCAGGTTGTAAAATATGACAATGTACTGCTGTACCTAATGCCAAAGATTCATTATATTCTTGACTAAAACCAGAAAGATATTGATCCGGACTTCCTCCAGAATCCGGGTCTAATAATTTTAATCTAGATACACTAGTATAACCTTTTAACTTGAAATATTCAGAATCAGGCATATCAGCCCCATTAATATCCAATACTTTAATCTTCCATTTATCCAAATAAAGCATTATATTTATTTTCTATACAATCATACGTTAGATGACTAACTCTAAATGGCGTTTTAATCCATTTATTATGTGGTCTTGTTATTAGAAGTGCTGGAAAACCAGCTTCTAAAGCTTGTTTAACATTAAACCAAGAGTCATCTACTAATACATCTACTAATCCTCTTAATCTATCAGCTTTATTATCACTTTGATTATAAAATTGGATAATTGGTCTGATTGGAAGATTATGCTTTCTAATACAATTAATAGTAAATTCTAAAGCATTTACTCTTTTTGTTGCATATAATTCTGGGATAAAATCAGGTTTTTCTAATAATTCTAAATTTTCCCAAAAATTCCTATTGTTTTTTAATGAATTAACTTGGTTAGTAATATCAAAATCCTTCATTTTTCTTAACTTACAACAAAAATATTTTTCATGTGCAGCTCTCCAATCAAATAACGTATCGTCCAAATCTAAAGCTATACGCAACATAATTTATCTATTTTTTTAAATAATAATTTAATTTCTTTCAGAACATCATCATAAGTTTCAGATTCAGAAACATGCATACTAATAACACCATTATTATATAATTCTTTATCTTTCCCTTTGTCAGCCATTTGTCTATTTAACCATTTAGATAAATTATTATTATAATATTGAGCAGATGTATTTGAATGGGGTTTATCTTCATCAACTTCAATAGATATCATATATTTTTTATATACAATAATCATATCAGCAAATGCAGTCATTTGTTTATATTGATTATTTCCTTTATTTATTACGTTTAGTGATTCATAATAATAAGGGTATTCTGCTTTAACCCATTTTACATCTGTATTATTAGTTTTTATATCATTATATAAATTATTTCTAAGTTTCCAATATAACGAACATCCTTTAACAAGGCTTCTATTCATGCCTGGAATATTCTTAAAATTAAATTTAGGAAATAATCCATCATTATGATATACCCAATGAACTTGACTTAACTTATAATCTTTTGGAAGAATTACTTGTATCATTAAACTTTTTGAATAATGTATAGAAGAATTCTTTAGGTAAAATACAATATTCTCCTACCGAAATTTGTTTTTTATCTCGGGCTTCTTGAGCATTCCAAAAAATAACTAGTGGCTTGTCTGTTTTTCCTACTTCAGAATTTAATTTTTTAATAGCAGGAGTTGCTTGAGTAGCTTTCAATTGACAATAGAATGGAAGTGTATTATTTGGATCAGCAATATCAATTTTCATATCATCCAATTTTTTACTTTCACTTCGAGAAGTACATAAGTCTTCGTCTCCAGTTATTTCTTTTAGCTCTTTTACAATCTTTGTCTCATATGTATGACCTCTTTTTCGATTTCTAATTCCTATAAGTTGCTTCTCATTTGGTGTTTTCTTTTTCAAAGTTTTCTTTGACTTCATTAATTAATGTTTTTGTTTTATTTTTCCCATACTTCTTTACAAAATCTGATATATCCTTAGCACCATACTGTCTTGGGATAAAGAAAAATTTTAAATTCGGATATTCTTTTTTAATTTTTCTCATATTCCGGATGCCAGGTAAATCATTGTCATAAAATACAATAATTTTTTGAAATCTTTGTTGTAATTTTTCTAATTGTTTTTTAGACAAAAATAAAACTTCACTACAAGGAGCTACTGCATTAATTCCAAAATCATGTAATACCATTACATCTTTTAATGATTTAGTAATTACTAATAAATCTCCAGATACTGGTAATTGTTTAGAACCTTGAATTAAAGTCTTACCCCAATTAGAAATAAATCTAAAACTTCGTTTTTGTGGAAAATAAATTCTCCATAATTCTTCTCCATTTTTCTTTCCTCCATAATATCCAAAAATATAACTTCTTGGGGATGAACTACAAAAATATGTTTTATTTAAAAATACAGATTTACATGAAAAAACTTTAAATTTCTTTAAAGTTGCTTGAGAAACACCAAAAGAATTCCACCAATTTAATTCAGAATCAGAAAAATTTTGTTTTTCTATTTGAATAATAGTATCATCTTTTTCCTCAATCACTTCATTAGATACAGAAACCTTTATTGGTTTTCTATTAGAAGTTTTTTCTATATATCCAAAATCTTCTGCAATAATTTGTAATGCTTTTGAATAAGTACAATTATTTAAATACATTACAACTCCTATAAAAGTATCATGAAATCCAATTCCAAAATCGTGAAAAATTAATTCTCCTTTTTTATTTCGATAAAAGCTGGCAGTAGGTCTAGTGTCTTTCCTTAAAGGACTTATCTGGAGTCCCTTTTTTATAGGAACTCCAAGATAAGTAGACATATAAGTTTCTTCTGAATTTTTAGATAATAAAAATTCTTTTGTTATTTCAACCTCTGCCTTAGGCAAGGAAATACTAGACATTAAAGATCATAATTAAATTCAGAGTCATCCTCTGTTTTCGTAGTGACATCTAAGTCATTAATTTCAGATGGTTTAGCTTCACTAACTTGTTTCATACGATCAAGTTCCTTTGTAGTGAAGTAAATACCAGAGCCAATAAAACTTGTGCTCATTCTTGGTTTTCCATTTCGATCATAACGTAAGAAAAATGCAGGAAAACTAGCTTCACCTTTCTTATTATTTAGAAGTTTAATTTTAGTAGTTGTGCCAATACCAGCTTTAGTGTGTTCTACAATAAAATCACAGAATTGACTCCAGTTATTTGGATTAATGTCAATATTTAATTCTCCCTTATTGATTTTATCAGCTGCTGCTGGATTAACAGCATCAATAAGATGCTTAACTAAATACACCATAGCTAATGCATTAGCTGGTTCTTTTCCATAAGCACCATCTCTGTCTTCAAAGTCAGCTTCTCTTGGTTCCCAAATAGTATGAGTAAATGTGCCATTTCTATTTGAGAATTTAATTTCAAGAACTTCAAATTGTCTAGAAGGGTCTTGTACTCCTTTAAAAGAGCGTTTTTCACAACCATCAAAAGTTACTTCATGTATTTGGTTTCCACATAACGCCATGGTGGCGGTATTAGCATCAGAAAGACTAAAAGTCATATTTTTCTAATTTAGTAATATTAAAATTTGTATCTTCTATAATCTCGCGTGTTAAATAAGAATTAACTGCTTTTTTAACTGTTGTATATACAGGAAGCCCATCTCCTTCTAAATAAAATATACCATTTTCTTCTTTAGCCCAAAAATTAGAACCAAATTGAGCTAATACTTCTCGTTGATGTCCTCTAAACGATACAGTATTATTAGAAGTTAGTTTATTTCCATTATCTCCTATACTTATAATAGGAACTAATGATTCGTCTTTTTCTATATATCCTATTTGAATTCGATCTCCTGTTTTCGCTTTTAATTTGTCTATTAATCCGGAATCTAGTATTAAACTAGATTCCTTCATAATAACATCAACAATTTCAGACCGTTTTTCCATTAAGCATCTTTTAGACTAGGATAAATATTGTCCCAATGGGCAACAATATCATAATTTCCGTCATCTAATTGCTTACGTTCTGCCAACAGTATTGTTTTACCTGCTAAATGCGGAACACGTGCACCACATAAAACAGAATTCATATCACCAAAGTTAGCCATTAAATTACCATTTGTTACATCTCTATAAAGATAACAAATGGCATCAGATTGTGCTGATAAAATATTACTTAATTTACCTCCTAAATCAAGTGTTTTCACATTTAATTCAGTTCCTCCTTCTGTTAAAGATTTATCTTTAACATGCCCTACTAAGATAATATTTTCAGCAGATTGTCTAAACCAACTAATCATTTTCTCAACAGCAAGTCGAATATAATAATATCCTTGACCATTAGGTAATTTCAGAACATTATCACCATCCCAGTTCTTTCCCATCCTTATGTTCGAAAAAGTCGCAACACTTTTTCCTGAATTTCTTCAGCTATAAAATTAATTATAGAGCAGACTATATCATGATCCCATAGGGATCCTCCATGTTTCCATTTCCATTAGCTTGAAATGTACTCTACTCACTTCCAGAATCTTCTGTGTTTTCGATAGTCGTTGAATTACTTATTCTATGATTAAATATTTTATGGATTTGATTTAAAAATAAATCATATTGTAAATTATTTTTCATTAAATTACAATATTTACAACAAGGTACACAATTATTAATAGAATAATCTTTAGAAGAATCAATTCTATCAATTCCTATAAACTCTGAACTATTACAATAATAACAATTTTCTAATAGTAAGTTTTTAGCTTCTGAATCAGATAAATTAAATTGAATTTTTCTAATTTCAGCACCTTTTCTTAAACTTTGAATTTTATTTTTAATTCTTTTTTCTTGTTCATATTCTTCTCCAGTCAAATTATATTGCTTTTGATATCTCATTTTGACATTTTGACTATTTAAAGAATTGTAACAATGTTCACATGATAATGGAATATTTTTGCTTTTTAATCTATCATCTCTAACAATAGTAGTTTGTCCACATCTAGAACATTTACATTTTACATAAGCTCTTGACTTATCAAAATGATCAAAATCTACAAACGTTAATACACCATTACTTACATTAGTAAGTCTTTGAATTATTTGTGATTTTCTATATTCTTGTTTACAATTAGGACAATTGTGTTCATAATATTGAGCTGGTTTTAATAATTTATCTAAGTTAATTTTAAACTTAGCACCACATTTTAAACAAACACAATTAGCAAAAATATTTTTATTATTTGTTTTATTATATTCAGTACTATCAAAATCTATAATTTCAATAACACCTTTTTTGAATCCAATAAATTTATTTAAATCCTTCATAAATAACTGCTGATTATCCATTCTTATTAATATCTAAGTAATAATACTTAGATATCAGTAAAATAAAAACAATTTTTACCTATTGTTAAAATATTAAAATTATATGTAAATAGGTATGTTTTTCTTTAGGACGTCCCAGCATTTAATGGAGTTTTACACTTAAAATTACTTTTAAGCGGCCCAGGTTTGTCTAGGCGTATCTTGGTAAAGTTTACAAGCAACAGGCATAGCCATTTCTTCAAGAGCTGTAACTGTATCTAGAGCAACAAATTTAAAATGATGCTCTTCATCTCTTAAAGCTCTTGCAATAGCTTGTAGTTCTTTATAATTACTAGCTTTTACACTAAATCCTTCAATATAATCAGAACCATTTTCAAGGTCTATAATTAAACAATCAGGCAGTTGAGATAAAACTGTAGTTTTACCAACTTTAGGTAATCCAAACATAATTAAATTACGTGGATTATCATTCTTTTTTATACTTTTATTGGTAGGAAGTAATCCCATATATTATATTTTTTAAAGATTTTCTATTATCTACGTGGATTGGCATAAGCCTCATAATCATTAATATCAACTGGTAAAGGAAGTTCTTGCCAAACTCCATTTTCACCATAGAAACCAACACCAACACTTCTATCTGATAGACCAAATCTATTTTTTAAAATCTGGATTAATCTCATTCTATCTTTTAAAAGTTTAATGTTATAGCCTTCACAAGTTGACATTTTTTCTCGAAAAGGATGAAATATACCTATAACTGTCTCTGCAGCTTGAGCAGGTCCGGCAGAATCAGATAAGTCATCTAATTGTAAAAGTAAAAATCCAGAATTTCTTCTGTCCATTGATTTGAAATTTCTATTCAATTGCTGAACAATATTAACAGTAAAGCTACATTTATTTCTAAAATGAATTAAATAATCACACGCTTCATCAATTTCTTGTTTAGAAGAATGTCCTGCAGCAACAGAAAGTAATTTAATATGATCCACTACAACTATTAAATATTGTTCTGGATCTTCTGGGATATAGTCTTCTTTAACATATTCCTCAGTTCTTTCTATTTCCTTATATGTACCGAATTTTTTACTCCATTCTTTACAAATTGCATATAAACCTCTAGCCGTCACAGGTTTATCAATAATTGTACAATGCTTTTCCAATTCTATTAACCATGGAGTACATTCTGGAATAAGTTTTTTATAAACTTCATCAGCTAAAGATGTTCCTAATGATAACAGATCACTATATGAAATAATTAATCCATATTTATCAAACATATATAAAGCTAAAAGTTTAGCAAATAACACTTCAGCACTCATTTCAAATGAAAATATTAAAAAATTTACTTTTAAAGATGGATTTTTCATATATTGTTGAAATGGTTTATATATTTGTGTATATAATACTAATGAACTTTTACCAGAACCACTATCTCCAGCAAACACTGTCATCCATTTTCTTTGAATACCAAAAGTTAAAGTATCTAACTTAGGCAATCCAGAATATAATCCTATATTTAATCCTTTTACTCCCCTCTTAATACTTTCAAGCAATTGTTCAGTAATCATACTAGTTCATTTGTGTTAAATGTTCCCATACCTTCATCTCTCATTGCTTCTAGATCTAACCATTTCTTAGAAGCTATAAAATCACACAAACCACTATTGATTAAATTATTTTCCTTACCATATTCAAGTAATTCCATGATGTGTTTATGTTGATTTGGATCAAATTTAATTGATTTTCCATAATTAAAACACATATCATCCATACTTTTATAAAGTTTGGTTATATTTCGTAGTGAAAACAATTGCCCATTAATTCTTGTAAATGGGGGATAATTCATAAAGAGTTCCATACCTAAATCTTCCGAATGTTGTAAGAAACCCTTTAAGAATTGTTTATTTAAATCCACATTAGATGGATTAAAAATCTTACCTTTGTCAGGTATTTTATAAGATTTATTTATAATTTCTTTTTCTTGTAAAGAAATTAAAATATCTCTTAAATCAAAACTTAGTTTATTTTGAGAAAAAAAGTTCGATAAATATTCTTCATGCCCATCTTGGGCTAAGAATATTAACTTAATTAAGAACAACTCATCAGCAGTTAAACTATATTTAAGCATGAACTCAATTTCTCTATCAATACTTAATTCATATTTTTCAGTCATAGATAAGTGAATCCATCACTCTGCAGAATTAAAGTTGTATACTGATTCTGCATTTATCCATGGTTAAAATCAATTTTTAATAATTAAAATTAAAATCTAAATGAATTAGTTTGTTCTTGTTTTTGTACAGGTTTGTCTAAATTAGAATATGTTAATACAATATCCAATTCGGACTCATTTATTTCAATAAAGTCCATTGTTTCTTCCGATTTAGCAAACCATTTTTCTTCAACAGTACCTTTTAAAACTAAAGTAAATATTTCAGCTTTTTTATTTTCCTCTTTTCTAATTACACGACCTATTCTTTGTCTTTTGGCAGTTTGAGACGAATCAAATCCTGTAATTATAGCAACACTTAAACCACTTACATCAAGTCCTTCATTAGCCATTTTGGAAGTATGTAAAACACCATTTTTTTCTTTTTCAAACTTCTCTATTATTTCTTTATTTTCTTTATTCTTTTGTTTAGAATGAAGTAAATATCCAAAACCGTATTTTTTGCAGCTTTCTATACTTCCATTAAAAGTAATACATTTTTTATCAGTTCTATAAGATAAGATTTTCTTAGCAATTTCTAACTTTTTAGGATGATTTGCTATAAATTTCTTTCTAAATTGTAAAGCTCTATTAAACGAATAAGCATTTGCTTGAACTTGTTTTAGATCACAATTATAAGCTTTTGCTATTTTTTGTTGAATATCTTTACTTTTAACAGCTCCCATAGCAATATCCCAATCATAATTAAAAAAAGCAAAAGAAGACATAAATACTTGATTTGCTTTCTCATATTCTGTAAGATCAACTTCCAATAAAATCTTATATTCCTTATAAGGAGATAACCAATCGTTTTTAACAGCATCTTCTATAGAAATAGAATCACAAACAGGAGCATATTTATCAATAAGTTTCTCTCTGCCATCTAATCTTTCATAAGTAGCTGTAAGGCCTAATGTAAATGCAGGTGTACAATTCTTAAAAACCTTGGCCATTTGCACAGCTGCTGATTTATGAATTTCATCTACAATTAAAAAGTTACAAATAAATTTATGAGTTGCAGCAGTTTTTAAAACTAAAACTGAAGTATTTACTAATTTTTCAGCTTTAAT